CGCAACTGCTTGGTCTAATTCACTTTTTGGTACGACGATTACCGCTGCGTCATGCACTGTCAAGACCGGACGGTATTTTTCCCGGATCATTAACATCTGCTCACCGACGATTATCCGAGCCAAAGCCTGAACGATGTTTTCAACCATCGCTCCACCCCATATACTCGTAGTGCCCTTGCGAGACTTGTAGATATATTTCTTGTCGCTGAGTCTGAGATCTGGGTATCGTATAAACAATTTATTTGGGAGAAGTATTCCCGAAGAGGTAGCCCATACACACTTGTTCTTGCCTATCGGGTAAGACTTTAAATTATCAGGCCATGACGATAAGTGCGGTAGCGCACTGTCGCAATCTCGCCATAAATCCGTGATCATGTGGTTGGAGTCACGGTACAGATTCACGATGCGTTTGCATTCGTCTTCAGGCAGGTCAGCCCCCGGAGGCTGCGTCTTCAGCGTGTGCTGTAACTTCTTAGCCCCTGTGCCATAACCGAGTCCGAGGATGCAGGTCTTGCCGACGAACCGTTCGACCGGATCAGCCTTGCTGATGGGCTTCTTGTAAATCTTGGTTGCGAAAATCGAGTACACATCCTCGCCCTTGGCGAACTGTGCGGTGACATCATCCTGTCCCGCCAACCATGCAAGGACACGCGCCTCAATCTGAGAAGAGTCACAGTTGATAACCACGTGGCCTGCGGGGGCCATGATCGACTTCTTCAGTGTTTTCTTTTTCTTATCACGACTAGGCAGGTTCTGGAAATTAACCGAGTCCGATCCTGCCCAACGCCCGGTGTGCGCTCCGTAATACTTCAGCGGGATGGGAACCTTGCCCCCGTTCCGCGCTCCGATCCCGATGAATCGTTCAATGCGCGACTCTTCGATGGTGGACTTCGTACCCAACCGGACAGAGCAGAGTTGTTGGATAAGTGGGTCTTCGTGTTCTAAGAGTTCAATAAACCCTTCGTCGTTTTTAGCAAGTGCAAACGTTTCCTTACCGGTTGTTGGACTAATCTTCATCGGCACGGGGATGCCGAGTTCCTTCAGGATGGCAGCGAATTGCGGATTGCTTGCTAACTTTGCCCGAACCTCTTCCTCACTCCCAACGTCTAGTACCCCTTTCAATCCCGCCAAGAGTTCGTTCTTCTCCTGCTTGATCTCTTCAAGTCGCTCGACCAACAGCGCATCATCCACTGTCAGGGTCGGGATGGTATACATCCGCAAGGTCATGTCGATCAGATCAAGTTCTTCTTGTGGAAAGTAATCTTCGATAAAAAGGTTGAACAACTTGTAAGTAAGATTGACATCGTTAATGCAATAATCCCCATAACGATGCAGATCAGCAGGAGCAAAGTCTTGCCGACGCTTCCCAAGAGCATCGACGACTTCCGTACCTTTCTCACCTAAGTTATACCTCTTAACTAAGTTCGCCAAAGATCCGCTTACATCAACGCCATGCTTAGCCCGAGCCATGCAGAGCGTGTCGAAATAGTACGCAGGGGTGATGTCAAAGATGAAGGAGAGAATCCCTCCATCGAATTGCGTGTTGTGGCACAGCAGGGCTGATGTACTCCAATCAACTTGGTTTAGCCATGCTTTAATCTCTTGCTTGGTTCCACTAAACCATTGCGTTTCGTCATCGTCGATCTTCATCGCTACGCCGATGACTTCAAACAATGGACTACGGATGTATTCTTCCGTGGTCATCCGACTGAGACTGAACTGATGCGAATAGTACGTCTCAAAATCTAGTGTTACGAAACTCATGGGTCTACGCTCCATGTGTCCGTTTGCCGTTCCAATCTAGGCCATTCGGATGCCGTGATGAAAGACTTATCCTGCACGAGAATGTGATTAGTGGGCTGTGCCGTGAACCTGCCGTTGTCCAACTTGATGAAGTAGAACTCCTTCGACTGCTCCGGTTCTAAACTAAACCCATCGAGCATAGGTATGGCGGTAAACATATACCGGCCAGTCAATTCTATTTTAGATCGCAAGCGAACGCGCAAAGGCACTCCTTCAAGAAACGGATACTCCACCATGCTGAAGTGATGGCCGTAGCAATCCCATGTCTGGCTGTCGCTCGGCCCCCACTCCATAGATTCTGCGGTGATTTTGTGCGTCAGTTGATGCAGTGGCACGTTGCGGTACACCGCTCCGCATTCAAGCATTACATGGCATCCCCACGTACGACCGGGATGACTGACTAAACCAAACCACGACACGCGCAACCAATCTTCGTTACCGAAAGCGTGTGGCTGAACGTAGCAATATGTGTGTCGGGGCAGTGGCCCCGCGCCTGAGTAAATCATGTGTTAACCACCCTAATGAATTTCCACCCTTTACCCGTCTCTATGAACCCTGCCAGTCTCAAAGCCTCGATAGACCGGCACTGACCGAACTTGTATTTGTGTGACCGGAACGACTCCGGACTAGCGAATTTACGCTTGCACTCTGTACACCTTCTTTCTTTTACGACGACCGTCATCTTTTAACCTCGCTACCTCTTTCCTCAAATAGATAATCTCATCACGACACGCCCACAACACGCTACCAACCGTCAAAAACTTCATCTCTGTCGTCGTAGAGGCGTCGTTGATGTTGGCAGGGAGTGCCTGAATCAAGTCTAGTATGTCATCTTCGATTTCCACCCTTCTTTCTCCTCTTACGCATCGCTTTGCGTGTTAGATCCCAGTGCAGTATCCGATGGCAGTTGGAACACAAAGGTATGCACTTCTCCTCTGCTTCTTTAATTGCCTCGGCTATGTTTCTTTGCCTGACAGCCAAGTAATTAACAGATCGCTTACCTTCTTTGATCACATGATGAAAGTCAATGATTGCCGGGTGTTTCTTTCGGCAATGACTACACCGCTGCTTCGATTTGTATGCGACCCACTCTACTCTGCTTTTATCTCTACCCTTCCTCGCTCTCTTAATAACTTCTTGTCTGTTCCCTTCGTACCACTTCCGTGCGTACACCTTTTGTTTGGCCTTACGTACGGCCTCGTCCTTGAACGGCATCGACCCCCCTAGAGTCTTTTCCTCCAATACAACGCTCGTGCGAACGAGTACAAAACTTTGGGGGTATATAATCTAAAGCCACACGAGATCAGGTTGTTGGCACTCGGTATATTGTCGGTAGTATCCGACACAGCCCATCTATACTCATGCCTCCTAGCCCACTGAACTCGTATCCGGATCATCTGCCGCTGAATACCATACCCCCTGTACGCACTCAGCACACCACAGCGTCCTAAATAAATACCATCCTCCATCTGCTGCGACGGCGACAAGCAGCTAAATCCTACTGGGGCAGTCTTGTGGTACGCCATCCACCACACCCCATCTTCCGGGAAATAAAGATCATCTGCCGGGAGACAGGCCTTTTGCAGCACTTTCAATTGCCGCTTGACCCCCGGATCTGAAGCATCTACTTGGCCGTAAGTGATCTTCATACGGCACAATTTTACCTGATGTTTTTACCCCTTTGGTATTCCAATTCATTCCTCAAAGTAAGAAGCTCTAATGAAAGGACTGTAGCCTCGTCTGACAGTCCCGCCCTCCGTATATTCTCTAAGGATCGTTCGACTAGCGACTGCTGACTCTGGCCATATCCCCAAGGGGCGGCGTTCAACTCGTCTTTCCACGATCCGGGTGGGGATATATCGTCTATTACCGCTTTCGGCTTCGATTCTGTGGTCATACTCTTTTATTCCACGATGAACTGCTGATGCCATGTGGTGCTGTTTAATGCCCCACTCTTTCTCTAAGTCTTTGTACCGCACCCTGTCATGATTTTCTCTGGCCTCCCGCTTGCGTTCCATTAAGATTTTGTACTGCTCAAACGAAATCGCCAAATTAAATCGTGACGGTTTTTTATATTTTTTATCCATTTAATCAAAACTCCACCCATCCGGTGATGATGTACTTATCGCCCTTCAAGGGAGGATTGCCCCGATGGGTATGCGTGAACCCGGCTGGCCAAATCACCATACGCCCGGTCTTCGGCTGAACTCGTTTGCTCAAATACAAGAACTCAGTCTCACCGCCGTCGTTAATATCATTTAAATAAAGAATAAAAGTTAAAATACGCTGACTTTGAGCGCGATTTGCGTCTTCATGGTGCCAAGCATGATAGCCACCACCCGGAACAGTTTTCTGAATTTTAATCGTGTAAATTTTATGTGTTTCAGCAACTTGAAGTATTGAATACTTTTCTGCATAAAGTGGATAACAAATACTCCAAAATCTAGTATTAAAATCTCCGCATTCAATACGCAGTTCGTCTGTTGTAAACATTGTGCAATTTGGGAAATCTATGGCCTGATCTTTATTTACGTGAGAAGGCCGATCAAAAGCCTGAACCCGAGAATACGACATTCCTGACGCATCTACTTTGTCAAAATGTTTAATCCAGTTTTGACAGTACTCTGCGGAAAAAACTCCATCAAAAATACCAACAAAATCATCTGTAATCTGGTGATTCAGGGTTGGAAGTTTCTCTTGCAACTGTTGTTCGAGACTAGGCTTTGCCATTTAAAAATTCCTTTCTTGTTTGTTCACGTACTAGCGTTAATAGCTTACAGATAACTTGGCTCTGATTGCGTTCGCCCTCGTTACCGATCTTGTCATACTCTCTGGCAAAGTTTTCTATCGCTTCCCAGTTGATGTACTCAAGATCACCCGCGTCTCCAATTTTACACCACGTAACTTCATGTACGATCTGATTTGAATTAGGTTGTTTCTGCGTAGGTAGGATCAAATAAGTCGCGGTCTCACCCTCATCCAAGGGAACTGTATCGCCGTACTCACTCATGTCACATCTCCTTCGCCACTGCCATCCACTCTTCACCGTATTCGACATCCACCCAGTCCTTAAACCAAGGGCCGCCTCGGGTGAAGTGGACAGCGACAGGGTTCGGACAATCGTTTCTCGTATGCCATCCCTCAAGATAGTTGTAGGCTATGGGTAACTCCCCAATACAGGCGTCCCATAAGAACCGTAGTTGATGTAGGTACATCCCGCTTTCACGATTAATCAACTCGGGTGTTACCGCCTTGATATGCAGATGCTCACAGTTAAAAAGAATCAGGCTTGACCAATTCTTTCTTGGGTATTGATGCTGTACCGCTCCGTCCATCTTGGTCGTTTCCTTCGGCTTGTAGTCATGCTTGACCACCATCGCACCGTAGTACGGGTTCGCATAGTCCATCAGTCCTGCCACATCCCCTCGCCAGAAGAAGTCACAGTCCATGAACACCGCCCACCCTTTGTACCCGGCCAAGTACGGCACGAGAAAACGAGTGAAGGAGAACTCGGTGGACGATAGCGGGTCATGCTCTCGCCAGTACAGGTTCTTCTCGCGCATCTCCTGCTGCTTGATGGGCTGTATATCTAATGGAACAGATGTGTGCCGTAGTAATGACTCTTTGCATACCTGATACGCAATGTCCTCACGGCTGTCCCAACCAATAAAAATCTTCATCACGCCACCTCAAATGCTTCTTTTCGATTCGGGCCTTTGTAGTGCAGAACCTTGGGCGATCTACCTTCCGCAAACTCGGGTAGACAGCCATACTCTTCTTCACTCAAGTATCCGATATTAAATTCTTCTACCATCACAGCAAGTTGCTTCATGACTTCCTGATCGCCGTACCACTTACGATACTTCGAGTCGATTCCCTCAAGCATCTCGTACATCTTTACCCACGGAGTAAAGTCTTTAGTCACCGTGAAACAAGCGATGATGGGGTAGACCTCATCAATCTTCTTCCCTGCATACTCATCAAATCGGATGCCGCGCTGCTCGGTAATAAACTCGTAGTCTCGTTGAAAGAACCGGCGGCAGAGCAACACTTCATTGTTTCCCAGTAGTTCTTTGGCATCAAGTCTCTGCTGCACCAGCATATCGGTGTCGATGTACATAGCCGGGTGTGGGCAACGGAGTCGAGCAAACGCTTTAAGCCTCGCCGTCATGAGTTCATTACGGTCGCACTCAATCTCAAACCGATGCGTCACGCCCTCGATGTGCGGAGTTGTCTTGTCCGTACACATCACAATCTCTGCGTTAGGATTCGTTGCCAAGATAGAGCCAACAGTTTTGCGGGGGAAGTAAATATCCTGTCCTACGTGAAAGAACACAAACGTTGTCTTGGGCGGCTCGACTTCTTCGATATCTAACTTCGCGTTACGTAGTTTCTTAACATCATGGGCGACACGCAGAATCTGCCTTGTCCACGGCGTTGCCATGCTATCGCGTGGGAAAATCTTGACTGACGGATACCACAGACTCTGTTGCCCACGCTTGTTCCCCCAGTACCACAATTTGTTCGCATCAAACAATAAAACCGGAATACCCATAGCCCCGGCGAAATGCACCGTAGCACTACTGACAGACACCACCACATCACACAGACTCATCAGTGCAGTGAGTCCGTTTAAATTCATGAAGTTGTCGATGTCTTCGGCACAGATCAACTCCACACCATGTTTCTCTTTAAGTTCTTGAACGGCCGGTTGAACCTGCCCGTACTGAAGATTAATAAACTTAATGTTCTCCAAATTAAAAACAGGTAATAGTTCATTAAGACCCATGCTCTTGTGAGGGCCAATCGCGGGAGCCATGCTTCCCCAAGAAACTCCTACAACAAAGTCTCCGGGCTTGATGCCGAATCGTTTCCGCAGTTCGTTCGCTTTTTCTTCGTCGGGCTTTAAAAAGTTAACCGCTCGGTGTCGTTCAAAATCTTCTAGCCCATTGATGAAGTGACTGCCCAAACTAGCAATCGGAATGTGCGAGTCGTGATCCTCGTCCATGACTCTTGTGTTACCCGGCTCGAAATTGATCTCAGGCATAGAGCGTTGGTAAATCGGCAGCAAACGGAAATCAATCAGCATCGTGACTTTATCAACGTGCTTCGCCAACTCCCGCAGCAAAGATGAGTAAATAACCACATCACCCACGCCTTGCTCAGGCCACACCAACACAGACTTGTAGCCCATGCCGGGCTTCCACCGTGGCTTGTTAGTTTTAAGTCTCGGAGTCGTAAACTTTACGGACTGCCACCGTCTCTCGTACAACGGCCAACAATCTTTAAATCTGTTCTGCTGCAAATAGAACAGACCTAGCACCCATTTGATATCCGCGCTGTTGACAGGATCCAAATAGTCAGCGGCTCTGAAATCGGCCTCGGCTTTATCCCACCGTCGCAGTTCCCAATTACAACGTCCACGCTGCAAATAGAAAAACGCGAGGGGGCCGGTCACATTCGTCAACGCATTAAATACTTCGTAGCATTTCTTGAAGTCGGTGTCGCCATAAGTCGATATGGCTTGATTGCCAACATCAACAAGTTCTTTGATCAGCCGATGCGAATCCTTGACTAGTTGTTCGTGATCCTTCACCAGTAATCCCTCCCGCCGCGCTTCGCTCCCCATGCCGGGGGCGGCACGTGTGCCCATTCTTTTTTACGGAACTCTTCGGCGCGTTTAAAGAAATTTAAAAACCACCTGATCATACAGCCTCCTGCGGAACGAAATGTAGCAGGGTGAACGGGAGAGATACTGCTGTCTTCCTGCCTTCACGTGGATAAATCAATAGTCGGTTCGCGCCGTCCAACCTCATCGCGTTGACCACTCCCTTCTCGATACCTTCAAAGTCATCAAACACAAAAATAGTCTGGTCGTGGATGATGCTTGAAAAGTAATCAAAGTCTTCTGCCTGAACCCTACCGTCAAAATAGATCAAATCCACAGCAATTTTTTCTTCAGCCAAATGCTGAAACATACTCGTCGATGACATCTTGGGATACTGAAATATCTTGGTGTCTTTCGGATCGACCTGTATCTGATTGGATACATCGCAAGTGTGGATATCCGCAGACGGCACAGCCAGTCGCATAGACCTAGTGGACACGCCGATAAACGTACCTACCTCGGCAATAACCTTCGGCCAAAAGAACTTCGCCAATTTATAAAGTTCTACCGCATCGTCGTACGGGACTGAGCCAGTGTTGTAGTCTGCGTCAACTCGCAGCCTCTGCTGTTCTTCAATAATCTTCTCAATCGTTTCATACGGATAATCATCCACCTTCTCATCTACGATGCCCCAGAAGATGTTGCTGAATCTCTGTCGGCCAATTTGTATCGGGTTCATTTCTTTACCTCTCTTTCGGCCAACATTGCGTCAGCCGTTGTGTATGCAAGTTTGGTGACTTCCTCGGGACGTAGCACTACGCCGTGGGATATGACGTAACCCTGCATCGCCTTGGCAGCAAAGTAATCCCGCAAAGTCATGCCGTGTCCCCACCACTTCAGACGCTCACCTTCCAACTGTGGAAAGGCAAACTCATTCTTGGGTTTCACGCCCGTTTCCTCCGGGCAATCTCGCGCTTCAGGTAAAACTCTGCTTTCTCAAGATCCTGCACCGGATCGACATCGACCTTCTTCCCTGCTCGGACAACGTATTTCACCACGTTGAACAGGTAGGCGTTCTCGGTCAGCCCCTTGGCTTCAGCAAAGTCTATAAAATCTATTCCACCCGCTGTGTAGTGCGGGGGCTTGTTCACGAGATCAGGCTGTTGGTTTTTTAAGAGAGTTAGTGCTTTGTCTAAATAATCAGGCTGCACAATCACTTTCTTCGGCTTGTCTTTGATCTTGTCCAACGCATTGAGCGTGGCCTTCATCTCTGTGACCGCTTTAACGATCTTCGACTGCTTCTGTTTGTCAGTCCACCGGACGAAATACACGTACTTTGTGGTTGACTTTGTGGCTTTCGCTACCTCGCTCACCTTCTTGCCTTGCGACAATAGGCTGAGAATCTTTTCTTTCTTGGACATAACTAATCAACTCCTTGCGTAGGTTCTCTACGTTTGTTTCATCAACTATGACCGCGACCCCTCCTGCTTTTCGGATGTCATCGCAGTGCTTCAACTGTAGTGCGGTGGGCTTCCCACCGTTTGCTTTACACTCTATAGCATAAAACAACCCGGCGATACAAATAATAAAATCGGGCACACCACTGTTCCCGTAACCCCCTGTAACTGGCATCGTGTAGTACGCACCAAGATCCGACAGGATCTCTTTGACACGCTTCTTTACTTTGGCCTCGGGAGTCACCGTATTAACTAATACGCTACTTAGACCGGAGTCTTCCCGGTCAGTTCATCTAAAAAACTATTGGGCAAACAAACCACATATTCATGGGCGCCGGTCATCCACCCGGTATCTAAGAAATGTTCAGGGACATAATCGGGGCGAGACATAGGGTCACGCCGACTATCCTTAGACGGCCAGTCAATCGCATGAATCATGGCTAAGACTTCTTTTAACTTCATCGGCATTGTCTTGAGCGTAAACACACGCACAAGGTTATCGCTCACTCGTATATGAAACTCTCCTATATCAGTGAAACGTCTCATGTATACGTACGTTGCGTCCTCTCCCTTTACAGGTACAGGCCTGAGTCCTGCGGCATAGGCATTGAAGAGCGATCTTTCCAACGCTTCCTCGGCCACATCTTCGATCTGTCTTTTACTTACTAAGGACATGAACACTTGCTCCGTTGCCGTTCCATGATGTCTCAGAGTAACACCCCATCTCCAACCAGAACTTCGCGCCGCTCGTATTCTGCGGCAGCATCTCGTGGGTATTACGGTGAGTCTTGAGCATCACCATCGAGAACTCCAACTGCTTACGGGTCTCGTCAGGGATAGCCTCAAACGACGGATACCACTGGAACACAGCCTCCGGGGGAATGTAATGGAACGAACCCGTATACGGTAGACCAGACTCTGAGTAAACGTCTAATGCTTTGTGGCAAGGCTCGGGCTTGACCGTACCCAGAATGACGCCCTTGTTCATGTTGTCCACGTAGAACCACTTCTCACCATCCATAAACTCTTTGGCATCGGTAATCGCCTTGTCAAACTTTTGACGCTGCTCCTTGTACATCCTCACGTGGGCTTCAGCAGTTATCCTAATATCTATCGGCATCTCGGCTAGTGTGCGTTCACCCGCGTACAGTTTGATTAAGAACGTCGCCAGATCATTTCCTAAGCGAGACGCATCTACGCATGGCGCTCGGACAGTGCGCTCCCCGTACAGGTTATCCACCAGATCATCGAGCATCCCACGTACACGCACATCGAAGAACTCATACGCACCTTCAAGCGACCTATCAAACGAATTGGCTGCGTCATGATCCGACTTGATGGAAAACTTACTCTGTACGTACTTCGGATTAGAACTTGTTAAGGTACGATGTGGCGCATCCTCCGTGTGTGATCCGTACATACCCACACTGATATGGTTGTACGACGGTGAGCCATTCGTGATCATGGCAACAGATACACCCTGGGGAGATACGATATTAACTTCTTTAACGACATCGACCATGCTGTTGCCGTGTCCGACAAAAGAGTGCGTATTGATAAACCCGACACGGATCTCCTTGCCAAGACTACGCGCTCGGTTGTACATATTTGTCACGATGCCGAACAGGGGCGACCGGATCAGTTTCATGCGCGTATCCGCATCGCATTGCCCTGCCAGAAATAGATTGTTCGCATTGAATGCTTGCTTAGTCCTACCCACTTGAGTACTCCTCGGTTAAAAGAATGTATAGAAAAGTAACACGCCAACTAGACAACTAAAGAAACCATGCCGGAATGCAGAGTAATACACTCGCTTCACTTCATGGTGTACCTGTCGTACTAACTCTTCGTCGCTCATATCATTTCTCCTCACGCCTTCATCACAACCTTCTGACCTCGGGGCGGGTCAAAAGTTTCCTTGCCGCCTTCCTTAATGATCCACACAGGCGGGATGTATGTATTCCACTTGATGTCGCTTTCCAAGTAGCCATCGG